CGCTGTCAGCCGTTCCGCAGTTGGCAGGGGCAGCGCCCGTGCGGATGCGGATGATGGCACTGGTCCCCACCGTGGTTTCAATCGCGTCGAGGCGCGCATTGCGCACCGCTGTCGATAGCTGAATGGCCATTAGTTGATTGACCCCGTCACAATTTCCACTCGCTTCTCACCCGTGCGCGGGTCCTTGACCAAACGCTTCGGCGCGGCCATGACACCGGCCACTTGTGCAATCGCCTGCGCTGCCTGCCCGATGCCGTCCGCCGCTTGGGCCATGACCTGTGCGTTCTGCGCCATGACTTCCGCCGTCTGGGCCTGCACCGCAATAATGGCCTGCGCCGTCTGCTGCTGTGCCGCCACCATGGCTTCCTCGCCCGGTGTCAGGTAGCTGATGCTGGGCTCTTCCATGTCGTCGCCTTCCATGGGTTCTGCCGTGGCACGGGCGCGAATGCTGGACTTCATGCTAGCCTCGCGCATGGTGTTGACGTGGCCCTGCCGGTCGGAGACGAACTTGAACTGCGCCAACTGCATGTCGCGCTGATGCTTCAGGGCTTCAGCCTGCTGCTGACGTTCCATTTGCTGCTGCTGGGCTTCGGCGTCCATGGCCATTTGCTCCCGCTTGGCCATGAGGATGAGCGCCTGCTTTTCCTTTTCCGCCTCAATCTGCACCATGGCGGGGTTCGGCTGCTGCTGGGCCATTTGCGCCTGCTGTTCCTGCGCCTGCTTCAGCTTGTCCAGAAGCAAGCGCTTCTTGGGCAGGCTCGAGGCTTCAATCAGCACGTCGGGCGGTATCGGCATGCCCGCTTGCACCAGTTCGGCCAGACGCTGGAACTGCTCTTCCTGAATGACCGCCGTGTCCGGGGTGCTGTCGATGACGATGTCCACGTCCATGTCGGCAGGACTGTTCTGCATTTGCATGGCGGGCTGGCCCGTCATGGGGTCAATCTGCGGCATGCCGGTCATGGGGTCGATGACAGGCTGGGGCACGTTCAGGCCCACGAAGCGCGGGGCATTCTCGTCATCGGTCACCCGTATCCACTTCGGCTGGTTCCAGAACTGCTTTATCGCGTCCCAGAAGGCCCGATAACAACGCAGCGTCCAATCATCGAACTGCGCCAGAAGCGGGGCCTGTTCGGTCAAGCCCGCCTGCTGTTCAGCCAAGATGGCGCGGCCCGATTGGCTAGCCCCCTGTCGCCCGACAATGCCAGGCGTCGGGGACTGTCGGCGCATTTCTTCCTTGGCGTCGCGCAAGAGTTCGAGGTGGCCGGGAGCCAAGTTCCGGTCGCCCAGTTCTTCAATCTGCCCCTCGCGCGCTTCGATAATGCCGTCCGGCTTCGCCCACTGTTGGCGGACCGTATCAATGTCGATGACGCCGGGGTCAACCCTGAGCTTCGCCACATTCAGGATATGCACGGCCTTGCTTCGCGCCTTGTTGATGGCGTCCTGCGGCCCGAGCATGTCGCGGACAATGCCATAGCGGCAGTTGTCGATGTCCACGTAAGCCGACTGCGCAAGGATGGCACAGCGCGGGCGTCCGGTCTTGCTGTCCAAGAACGGACTGGGGCCGCTTTCCAGAATACCGCCCGAGACGAACACGCACTTTTCCCAGTCGCCGCCTTTGCGCTTGTACATTTCAAAGCACATGATGCGGCGCTGTCGGCTGTCAACCCATGCCCAGCCGTCCTTCGGTCGGTCGCGGTAGGTGTCGGAAGCACTCTGGTCGTAATTGAACGAGGTGCGGATGGTTTCGGCTTGGTCAGGATAAAGGTCGATGATGTCCTGCTCGTCCATCCACTTCGCGATGCCCATATAGCGCGCGTCACCAAAGTCCGTGTCGCGTGAATATGGGTCATAGAAGAACTCTTCAGGCCGGATGCGGCGCAGGCCAATCTCAGCCCCTTCCGCCATTTCCGTGACACCCGCACAAATGCCCCAGACCAGAAAGTCCTTCAGGCAATCGCGGCGCTTTGATTGGAACCGCGTCACGTCCGCCACATAGCGCAGCCCGTCCGTGGCCACTTCCGCACTATCCTGGTCCTTCGGTGTGCGGCCCCAGCCCTTCGGGTCGGTTCTTCCGCGCTCCACAATGCCGATGATGGCGTTGACCGCAGGCTTCACATGATTGAACGCAAGCGCAGGCTGGCCACGGGCCTCGAGCGTGCGGCGCTCGGCGTCGGTCCACTGGATACCGTCGTAGTAGTTCTGCCAGACCTGTGCGTCCCGGCGCGCGCGGTCTAGCATATCCATGGCGACCGTGGCTTTGCGCTTTAGGTCGGCCAGATAGGCGTCCGCTTCTTTCTGGTCATAAGCCATTATGCTGTCTTCCAGTTCTGCTGTGCCGCCAAGGACCGCGTGCGGGCATAACGGTCTTCACCCTTGGGAGGGGCCGCCAGCCTGTAAACGGCACTCGACGTGTCAGCGACCGCGCGCCCGATGAGGCTGCAAGCGTCCACTGCGTCGTCATGCTTGCCAGCCGGAAACCGCACCAGCTGGTCAATGATGTCATTCGCCCACGGGGCTTTCGGAAACGCTACTTTCCCGTTTGCAGCTAGAGCTTGAAACGCCCGCGCCCGCGTGGGCTTATCGTGAATGGAACTGACCCATTCCATTGCAACCCATGTCTTTCGTTCGGTCATGCGGCGGTCGAGGACGCCCTCAATGGCCCGCTTGATAACGCCCGCTTCGCTGAACCAGATGAGCGGCTTGTGCTTCGCTACCAGGTCCAGTTGCTTGTCTATCCAGACGCTCGCGTTCGTCTGCCCACGCCACCAATCCAGCGCATAGATGGTGCTGTCAGGGCCAATGCCCCAGACCGCATGTTCCGTGTAGTCGCCCCCTTCGTCGGTCACGGCCAAGTCGCTGGTGCCATAGACGTTGACCTTGGGGAGGTCGTCGTAGCGCTTGAACCAATCGGCCTTGAAAAACGTGCCCTCGTCCGGCTGCGGGTCTTGCTGGTAAAGCGCCGACCAGAAGCGCGGCAGCGTGTTGCGCTTGATGCGTTGCAGGGCGTCAATCGGATAGGCTTCGGGCCACAAGGCGTGGCCTTCGTCGTCAATGGCGGGAAGCTCCACCACTTCCCACTTGTCGCCACCGTTGGCCTGTTGCTCAAGCAAATAGCCCGACAAGTCGTCTTCATGCATGCGGTGGTTGATGAGGATAACGGCCCCACCCGGCATGAGACGATTGTAGACGCTGCCCTGATACCAGTCTTTCACCCTTCGCCGTTCGACTGGGCTTTGGGCGTCGGCCATGGAGCCAAAGGGGTCGTCGATAATGAACTCGTCCGCGCCCTTGCCGAGAATCTGCGAGCCAACACCAACCGCATAGAATATTCCACCGTGCCTTGTGTGCCAGCGGCCTGATGCCTGGCTGTCGTCGGCAAGTTCGACGTGGGGGAACAGTCTTCTGTAGGGTTCGTCCCGGATGATGTTCCTGACTTCACGTCCGAAGTCATGGGCGAAACTTTCACTGGCACTGGCACTGATAATCTGGCGGGTCGGGTTGCGGCCCAACACCCAAGCCGGATAGCGCCGTGAGGCGATTTCCGATTTGCCATGGCGCGGGGGCACCAAGAGCATGAGCCGGTCAATTTCACGCCGCTCGACCCGTTCCAGGTGACCGGCAATGATGCGATGGTGGTTGGCGGTCTTGTAGCGGTCGTAACTGTATTCCGTAAAGTCAATGAGACTTTGCCGCGCCTTCACCCTTGCGCGCTTCTCCTGCAAGGCCAGCAATAGCTGCGTCGAGTTGTTCTTCAGTCCATTCTGTAACTGGACGTTCATGCGTGACGGTCACTTGTTCCTTGGGCTTGCCGTGGCCCCGGTCGAGAATGAGTTGTGCAGCTTTCAGCCTGTCGGAGTTGCTGGCTTGCGTGTTCAGCAAGATTTGCGCGGCAACGTCGATGGCGTGCTTGGCGTGAAGCCGTGCATGCGCTTCGAGTTCCAAGTCTTTCTTGCTGCGCCCACCGGGGTTGACGTTGTTTCCGGGCTGAAAACCGTGCTTCTGCATTTTGTCCTGAAATATTCCTTCGCGCCCTCACCGGGCATTTTACACTTTATTGCGCCACCGGCTCCACGTCATGCCGTGCGACGACGATGCGGGTGCCGTCGTCAGAACGCAGCCACACCTGGCTTGAGCCGGGGACGGGGTTCCAGTCTTCGACCGTGGCGATGGTGTTGAAGGTGTGCCAATCGTCGCTTGCAATCATGACTTTACGGCCCTGCGTCACGCCACGCGCCTCCGCTGTAAAAATAAAGCTTGTTGTTCGTCGTATCGACAACGATAGGGGCGCGGCCCGTGTATGTCGTCGGAGTTCCCGTTGGCGTTCCAGCGCATGTGGGCACGTAAAGGAATCCGTTCGTTGCAGTTGTAGCAAGCGCGGCAGTGTTGATGACCACGTTGCCGTTGCCGTCAATACGCATGCGCTCGGTAAACGACCCGCCGCTGGCCGACGAGCTATGCCCGAACCGCACGTTGCCGCTAAACGGGCCTTGAAAGTCCATTGTTCCGGCTTGTGCCAGAACGAACGAATAATAGTCGGTGCCGCCACTGTCTTTGGCATACAGGCTGAAGCCAACGCTGCCGTTTGTCGCCGCGTTGCCGCCAAAGTAAACGTAATAGCTGTTATCCATCCTGAAGATGGCGGGGTGCTTTGCCGTCGCATTGACGGAAAACAGAACATTCGCATCAGCGGTCGGGATACCGACGTTGCCGCTGCCGTTGACCTCAATGCCCTTCACGCCACCGCCAGCCAGTGCCACGGTGTTTGCACCAACGCGATACATGCCAGTATCAGGGTCACTGATAAAGCTGGATGATGGCAACGACACGGTGCCGTCGCTTAGAAGGGCTTGGCCGCTTTCATTCAGTTGGTACAGCAGCGTGCCGCCGCTGCCAGCCGTCAGGCTGTTGTTACGCACGCCGAAATAGCGTGTCGTTTCATTGTTGTCGCCGTCAATCAACACCTCGACACTGGCAGTCGAGCGCACACCAGCACCGAAAGAGCTGTCGGAATAAGCGGCATTTGCACTACTGGTGCCAAAATAACTGGATGTCGTTCCGACGACCGCACGCACAGCGCCGCCCGCCGTCAATGCAACTTGGTCGGCCCCTGGCCAATAAACCCCCGAGTCGGGGTCGCCCTTGGCAAAGATTGACGGCGCGGTTTGCGTTCCAAGCGCCCACGGATGAATGAGGACGCCATTCAGGCGCAGAATATCGCGCCCCGTACCTGATGCCGCCGAGCCTGCTCCACCGGCGTAGGTCGGCGTAAAATTGTCTGTGACAACATCGCCAATCCATACCTTGTCGGCGGTGCCGGTGTGAATGTCGCCACTTGTGTTGGTCGCGCCCATAAAGCGCAACTGACCCACCGACACCTCAACGCCCGTGTCGTTGCACCAGAAGGAAAATTGCGTCGGAGCAACATTGCGGCTGGCGTTGTAGGTGGCGCTTTGGATTAGGCCCTTGCTGCCTTCAGTAAACCCAAACCCCGTGTAGCCTGGCTGGTCGCTGAAGACGCTGTTGACCGTAAAATCAAGCGTGCATTGCAGCTTGCCTGCGCGGTATTGTGCAAATTGAGACGTGATGCTGTCGACATGCACGTCGAAACAGTTGTACCAGCCGGGGCCGAACCCGGATGCGTCACGGCTGGTGATGTCTCCAAAGTGCCCGTTGCAACCTGTAAACTGGATGTCGCAGACAACAAACGAGCCAGAGCGCGTGGCCCAAAGTGTCTTGAGGCCGCGCATGTCATAGCAATAGTAGCAGTCAAGCACGGAAGCGTAAGTATACGGCGCAACCGCCAACTGCGGGTTTTCACCGGATACATCCTGCCCGCCAATGTCGTCGATATAAAGCCCGCGCGTGTATATGGCGTAGATGCCACGCGCCACGCGCGTCGTCGTGTCAAGACAGATGCTGCCGTCAAAGATGATGCCGCAAGCACCGCCGCCGTTATGCGACACAATCCGGTTGATGGTGTAGGTGTCCGTCGTATTGACCGCGAACTTGAGCCGCCCACGGATTGTGACCGTGTAGGGGCCTGTACCCGTAATGCTTTCGACCTCGACAATCTGCGTATAGACACCAAGGCTTAATGCCACAGGGTCGTTTGTTATGAGGAGAGTGTCATTTACGGCAAGGCTGGTGTTTGTGGTCAGGCTGATTGTGTTGCTTGCGAT